CCTGTCGGTGATCGCTAAACGGGCCTGTCATCGCGCTGGCTTCTGGCCTGAGCTATGGTGGGCGAACCGGCACCGGGTGCACAACCCGGACCTGATCACACCTGGGGAAAGGCTGCGCGTTCCTTCTTGCGCCCCCGTCAGGAAGGCCCACGCAGCAGCGGCGCTGGAGGCGATCCCCAAGCCGCCACCCGCCGCACCGGCTGCCGCGGGGCCTGCAACCCCCCCTGCGGGCTCCGCGGCATCCCCGGCCCAGGCGGCCAGCTACTCCGGTGGCTCGGGCTTCCAGGCGTGCGTGATCGCCCGCGAGAGCGGCGGCAACCCCTCGGCGGTCAACCCCACGTCAGGTGCGGGCGGGCTCTACCAGTTCCTGCCCAGCACGTGGGCCGCGCTCGGCCATTCCGGCCTGCCGGAGAACGCCAGCGTGGCCGAGCAGAACCAGGCGTTCGCCCAGGAGTATGCGCAGTCCGGCACCTCGGCCTGGGCACCCTACGACGGGTGCTGATCCTCACCTGCGTCTCGCTGGCGGTCCCGGCCGTTGCTGTCCTGTGGGTCATCGCCAATGTCGCGGCGGACAAGGCCGCCGAGGCGGAGTGGCGCGGTATCGACGCGGCCTGGCGCACCTCGGGCCGCAGCCTGCCCGAGGCGCTGAGCATCGAGGTGCGGGCGCGGCACGACCGGGTGATAAACCTGCCCGGTGGCTGACTACGCTCTGTAAGTACAGCTAGCCTGCTGAGGCAACCGGTCCAGTTGCCGAGCAAGCGGGGTAGTGGCCATGACCGAGCCTGCGCCAGATCAGCCTGTCACCGACCCGGCACCGGTCACAGACCCGTCAGCACCACCAGCGGACCCGGGGCCAGCAGCCCCTCCGCCACCTGATCAGCCAGCAGCGCCCGAAGGCCCACCGGCACCCCCGGATACACCTCCGCCAGACGCGAGCGCACCTCCTGACGCAGTGCAGCCTCAGCCGCCGCCCGATCCAGTTCAGCCCGCGGAACCGCCACCACCGGACACTGCGCCACCGGACTCGCCTCCTGTCACAGACCCGTCAGCAGGTGCTGATACTCCGCCGCCAGCAGATGCGCCGCCAGCCGACGCCGGGCAAGCTCCGCCCGCTGATAGCGGGCCGCCGCTACCGGATCAGGTTCCCCCGGACGCGCCGCCGCCAGAGCAGCCAGCCCCTCCCGTGGATCAGGCCCCGCCCACTGGCACAGCCCCGCCAGATCAGCCGCCCCCTGATGCTGCTCCGCCCGAGCCGCCCGCTCCAGATCTGCCGCCCGACGTGCCAGCGCCAGAACCGCCTCCGGCTGAGCCCTCTCCTGGCCAGCTTCCACCCGACCTCACCCCTCCCGGCTCGCAGGTTCCTGCGCCGCCAGACAGCGTGCCACCCGATCAGCCAGCACCGCCCGCTGACGGTACGGGAGTGCCGGAAGCACCACCGACAGATGCTGGTCCGCCGCCCGATCAAGCGCCGCCAGATCAGCCTCCGGCTGACCAGCCACCCGCGGAGGCACCGCCTGTGGATCAAGCCCCGCCAGAGCAGCCAGCGCCGCCAGATCTCCCCGCAGGCCCCCCGGCAGAGCCGCCGCCAGACGGTACACCAGGCGATCAGCCGCCCGCAGCAGGGCCGCCCGATCAGCCGCCAGCAGACGTTCCACCGCCTGATGATGCAGGTACAACTCCGCCTGCTCCGCCTGACGCCTCAGCGCCTCCCGATCAGCCACCGGACCAGCCTACGGACGCTTCGCCGCCCGGCGCAGTGCCTCCGCCAGATGCAGGCATTCCACCGGATCAGCCCCCGCCCGCAGTTCCGCCTGATCAGCCAGCGCCGCCAGACGTCCCCGCTCCACCGGATCAGCCTGCTCCAGAGCAGCCGCCAGCAGAGCCAGCCCCGGGTGAGCCGCCAGCAGGCCAGCTACCACCCGACGTGCCTCCCGCTCCTGATCAGCCACCCGCCCAGCCTACAGACGGCGGCGTGCCCATCACGGACGTTCCTGAGCCGCCCGCTGCACCGCCTGACGCTGGCCCGCCACCGGACCAGCCGCTGCCCGGTGGGCCGGAAGGCCCCGGCCCGGAGCAGCCGCCTCCCGGCCAGGACGACAGCCAGCCGGTGCCCCCGGACCAGCAGCCCCCGGGTGTCGGCCCGATCCTCGGCCCGCCCGGCACCGAGGCACCCGGCGAGCAGCCCCCGGACCAGGCCCCGGCCGACCCGTCCGCGGGCGTGGGCGCGGAGCCCGTCCAGCCGGTGCCCCCGGACGCGCCGCCCGAGGGGCCGATCTCGGACGCCACGTCCAACGAGGTCCCGGTGCTGCCGCACACCGCCCAGGCGGGCGCGGCCAGGGCGCACGCCGCGTTCAGCGTGGTGATCGACCTGGCCACCGACCCCGCCGACCCCGCTGCCGCGCTCGCGCAGATCATCGCCCTGATGCAGGCGATGATGGCCGACGTGGCGAGGTTCGTGCCGCCTGCCATGCAGCAGACGGCCGCCGCCGACGTGCAGGCGGTGGCCGACTCGCTGAACTAAGACGTGGGCAGTGCCCTGCTAGCTGGGCTAACAGCGGGGACTTGGCGGCAGGGTGCTGCCCGCACCTAGCGGGGTAAACCGATGGACGTCCTGCTTCCCGGGTCCGGGCCGCTGATCTGCCAGGGCACCAGCTTCAAAGACGGCCGCCCGTGCACCCACCACGAGATCGACGGGCTGGGCTACTGCTTCAACCACATCCCCGATGACCTGCTGGATGAGGCCGAGGACATCACCGGAGCCCGGCGCTGCCGCAAGCGGTTCGGCCAGCCGGACGCCTGTCACGGCTTTGCCGTGGACGGCACCGACCCGCCGCTGTGCAAGGACCACGGGGCCAACGGCGGCAGCAGCATCAGCAAGAAGGCCGCTGCCCGGGTGGTCAGCGGCCGGGTCACCGACCGGATGGCAGCGATCATGGGCGACCACGGCGAGGCGCTGATGCAGCCCAGCCAGATCGGGGACCCGCTGGCCGAACTGCTGGACGTGGCCGGGGAGATCCGCACCTGGAAAGAGATCATGCGCGGCGTGGTGGCCGACCTGCTGAGCCGCAAGGTGATCCGCTACAGCCACCGCAGCTACGGCGAGCAGCTACGGGCCGAGGTGCTGCTGTACGAGCGGGCGCTGGAGCGGCTGGCCGCGATCCTGGTGCAGATCAGCAAGCTCGGCATCGAGCGCAAGCTGGCACAGATCCAGGCCGACCAGGTGGCGATGGTGGACCGGGCGCTGACCGCAGCCCTGACGGCCAGCGGCCTGGACCTGGTGGCCCAGCAGCAGGCCCGCGACGTGCTGTCCCGGGAACTGACCAAGGCCAGCTAGGTGAGCTTCACCGACGTCCTGGAGCGGGTCGGCAAGTCCTACGCCGGGGAGCCGTCCGACCCGCGGCTGCGCTGGCGCATGGGCTACAAGGACGGCACCAAGGCCCGGCCCGAGCAGATCCTGCCCCCGGTCGCGGACCCCTGGCGGGTGATCTACTTCCAGGGCGGCCGTGGCTCGGGCAAGACCCGGGCGGGCGCGCAGGGCCTGGCCGACTGGCTGCTGGACGACACCGAGGGCGAGGGCGAGTACGGCATCGTCGCGCCCACCTACGCCGACGCCTGGACCAAGTGCATCGAGGGCAAGTCCGGGCTGCTGCGGGCGCTCGGCACCTCGATGGCCGAGATCCGCGACCACCGGTCCAAGACCGTCAAGCACGCCTGGCGCACCTACGGCCAGGTGATCCTGCACAACGGCCTGGTGGTCTACGCCGACTCCGCGGCCGAGGGCGGGCTGCGCATCCAGGGCCGCAACCTCAAGGCGGCCTGGTGCGATGAGGTCGGCTTGTGGGAGAAGTGGGAGACGACCTGGAACGAGTCACTGCGGTATGCGGTCCGCGACGGCATCAGCAAGATCATCGCCACCGGCACGCCGAAGGCTGCCCGGCCCGCCCGCAAGCTGGTCCGGGCGCTGATCCGCAACGACCCCGGCGAGGGCGGGGTGATCGTCCGCAAGCTGCGCACGATCGACAACGCGGACAACCTCTCCGATGAGTTCCTGCGGGCCGTCATCGGCGCGGCGCAGGGCACCCGGCTGGAGCGGCAGGAGCTTGAGGGCGACTTGCTGGATGACGTCGCCAACGCGCTGTGGACCCGGGACCTGCTGGACTCGATCCGCATCGACTACCTGCCCGATCAGGTCCGCGAGATCAAGATCGGGGTGGACCCCTCAGACGGCGGCGAAACCTCCGATGAGCAGGCATACACCGCGGTCGCGCTCGGGATGACAGAGGACCCGCACCCGCTGTACGTGCTGGAGAACTGGGGCGGCCAGTGCGCCCCGGTCCCGTTCGCCCAGCAGGTGATCCGCCGAGCCCTGACCCTCGGTGAGCAGCACAACTGCAAGGTGGAACTGATCATCGAGAAGAACCACGGCGGGGCCTGGCTCAAGGCCACGTTTGAGCAGGTCATGAAGTCGATGAAGCTCCGCGTGCCGTACCGGGTGATCCACGCCAGCCAGGCCAAGCGGGTCCGCGCCGAGCCGGTGTCGGCGCTGTACGAGCAGGGCGGCGGCCGGGTCCGGCACTGCCACATCGCCCGCTACCAGGACTACGACCGGCAGGGCGGGCCGCACCGCATCCCCGACAAGGACATGCCCGAGCTAGAGGACCAGATGGCGACGTTCACGGGCGCGCAGGGCGAGCGGAGCCCCGACCGGCTGGACTCGCTGGTGTGGGCGCTGAGCCCGTATCTGCGGCACAGTTTCGGACCCCCTGGCAAACATGGCGCGAAGCGCTGGGCGCTGGCGAAAGAGATCGACGCCTCGGCCGAGCCGCCGATCGAGCGCGCCCGGCGCAGGCTGGCCCAGGCGCACGGCGGGGCCTATCCTGGCCCTGACAAGTGGAGCCTGGAGAGCTTCGCTCCCGCTGATGACCAGGGCCAGGAACGGCCCAACGTGCGATCGTGGCGGTGAGCGTGGCGGCACAACCGGGCGGGCAGCTTGTCCAGTTCCCCGACCTCAAGCCCAAGACACGGCGGGAACTGCTGGGCACCGAATTGGGCACCCAATTCGACATCGGGCAAAGGCTGTTCGCATTCTTCGGCGGCGGCGATGTCTTTGATTATGGCGACTGGACCGCCCGGGAAATGAAAGACATGTTCCGCCGCGACGGCATCTGCTCGGCAATCGAAATGGTGCTGACGCTGCCAATCCGCGAGGCGGACTATTTCATCAACCCGGCCAAGGACGATAAGGGTGAAGCCGAGTTCGCCAATGAAGTGCTGATGACCCCGGACATTAACAACGGGATGAGCACGCCCATTCAGCAGCTTGTCGGCCAGATCACCAGCGCCCAGGTGTTCCGGCGATCGTTCTTCGAGAAGGTGTGGGACATCAGGGACGACGGCAAGGTGATCATGCGCAAGGTCGCGTTCCGGCCGATCGCCACCTGCCAGGCCCGCTACAACGCCCGCACCGGGGCCAAGAACGGCTTTAGGCAGCAGATCTGGCTGGCGGGCGGCAACATGGGCATGACCCGCGGCCAGAAGATCCCCGGCTACGTGGACATCCCGCAGGTCAGGAGCTTCATCCACACCAACGGCAAGCACCGCGAGCCGCTGACCGGCACGTCCGAAATGGACATCTGCTACTGGTGTTACCAGACGAAGCTCAAGTTGCTCTACCTGTGGTATCACTTCCTGGAGAACCAGGCGCTGCCCCGCACGATCGTCTACGGCAACGACCAGCCCGAGGCCAACCAGCGCGCCGACGACATCGCCAGCCTCAAGTCCTCCGGCGTGGTCGGCCTGGTCCATCCCGCGGACGGCCAGAAGTCCTTTGAGGTGCTGGAATCCACGGGCGGACCCAGCGAAATGTTTGAGAAGGCGATGGGCTGGCTGGAGTCCTGGCAGACCCACAGCGTGCTCGCGGGCTTCATGGCGCTGACCGGCGCGGCCACGGGCGGGCGGGGCAGCTACGCCCTGTCCCAGGACCAGTCCAGCTTCTACCTCAAGTCCCGCCAGGCCGTGGCCAAAGAGATCGCGGAGACGATCAACTACGACCTGATCCGGCCGCTGATCGTGCTCAACTTCGGCACCCAGGCCGCGCTGCCGACCTGGAAGTTCGGCCCGCTCCAGGATGAGCAGGCGCAGGCCCTGCTGACGATGTTCTCCACCCTGGCCGCCGCCCCGGCGCTGCACATCCCGCTCCAGATCCTGGACCTGATCACCGAGCGCATGGCGAGCATTCTGCAACTGGACATCGACCAGGTGCACCAGGCGCTCAAGTCCACCGCCAACCAGCGCGCCGAGCAGCTTGCCGCCGCTGCCCCGCCAGGCATGCCGCCCCAGGCCGCAGGCCAGCTTGGCGCGCTCAACGGGATGGCGGGCGCTGCCGCAGGCATGATGCAGCGTCACCTGGCTGGTCAGCCTCCGCTGCGTCCTGCGGGGGCTGGCCAGGCTCCACAGCCCGGCCAGCAGCGGCAGCCGCCACGGCCACCGGCCAAGCCGCCGATGATCCCGCCCCCGGGGAGGATGGCATGAGCACACCCACCAACAGCCTGATCGAGACAAAGACAGGCGGAGGGTCCTTCGCCTTCATCGTCGCTGGCTACATCGCCTGGGCGCTGTTCTTCTACGTGCCCAACCTGGAAAGCGCGATGCCGGTCACGCTGCGCGAGCAACTGCCGTTCCTGATCGCCTGGCTGCTCGGCACGGTGATCGCCTGGCTGCTGCCGCACACCCACCGCCCGGACCTGCTGCCCGCGCTGGACTCAGCCGCGCAGACCGTGGCGGCGGCGGTCCCGGTGGAGTCGCTGCCTGCCCGGCCAGCCGCCCGGGCCACCCAGGACGTGCCGCTGCCCGAGCCGCCAGCCGCACCGGCTGAGCAGCTTGCGCACAGCGCGTACCCGCAGGTCCCGCCCAAGGCATGACCACCCCGCCGCCGCAGCAGCCGCAGCAGCCGCCGCAGCAGGGCAACCTCGCCGTGGCCGCTGCCGCGGTGCTCGCCACGGCGTACACCGTGGCCGAGGCGGCGGCGCTGCTGGCCCCGGTGTTCCTGGCGGCCAAGATCCGCAGGGAAGCCCTGTTCGCCGCGCTCGGCGTGGTGATGGACCGGCCACCGGACCGGACCGGCTTCTACGGCCCGGCCACCGCGCAGATCGCCCGGCTCAACCTGATCCGCCGCGCCCAGTTCATGGTCAACTCATCCCGCCGCTTCAACGAGGTGCTGGCCCGGGTGGCCGCGGGCGGGGCCGACCCCCGCGAGCTATTGCAGCAGATGGCCCTGGAGCGGCGCTGGTACGGCCAGCACCAGGAGGCGGTCTGGAACCGGATGCAGGCCGCTGCCGTGGTGGACTCCCGGGTGATGGACTACGGCCCGCTGCTCGGCTGGTACGCGGTGAACGACCGCAAGACGTCACCTGAATGCCGCAAGGCCAACCGGCACAACTTCCGCGCCGACGACATGCCCGCCATCGGCTTCCCCGGCGCGGTCCACCCGCACTGCCGCTGCTGGCCCGGCCCGCCTATCAGGGGCGCTGCGCTGCTCGGCGGCGGCCAGGGCCTGCCGACCACGGTGTCCCGCCGCGTGGCCCGCAGGCTGGAGCGGGCGGGGGTCTTTGCACCTGCATGACAGCCTGCTACCGTGGCCACCGTGCCGGGGAGATACCTGATCATCGACATGACGGCTGAGCCGCCTGTTCTGGTCAACACTGACGACGTGCTCCCCCAGGTCATCGTGGACGCGCTGGCCGCCATCGACACGAAGCTGGGAGTTCTCATGAGCATGGCAGCAGCAGAGCAGGGGCAGATCCAGAACCTGGCTGACGGGATGAACGCGGTAGCCACGCACGTCACCTCGGCGCAGCAGATGCTGGCCCAGTGGATCGCGGACAACCAGCAGGCTCCGCTGGACTTCACCCCGGCGCTGAACGCGCTGGCGTCGGTCGGGGCCGCTGCTGACACCCTGGACGGCCTGACGCCGCAGGTGCCCAGTGATCCCATCCAGCCGGTGCCCGCTCCCCCGGACCCCGCGCCGGACCCCACCACGCCGATCACCGACCCGGCCACGCCGGATCTGCCGCCCGACACCCCCATCGACGTTCCCGTGGCCACCGACCCCACCACCACGCCTGACGCGCCGCCGCCCGACGTGCCGGTGGACTCGCCGCCGCCCGACGTGCCCCCTTTGGCGTAAGGGCCGTCCAGGCAGTCGCCAGAGCGTTCACCAGCTTGTGGCGCAGCCTGTTCGGCTGAGCCATACTGGTCGGGATCGAGGGCTTTCCCCGCTAGCCCTGGCACGAGAGCGGGGTGCCCATGGCGCGGCTGATCGCTGTGGCTGAGCCCAAGGCCAAGGCCGCCCGGCAGATGCGGGCCACCGCAGGGCTGCTGGACGATCACCACCCGGAAATGATGGCCGGGGACCACCTGCGCGATGCCGCCCGGCTCACCGAGGCGGGCCGGACTGACAGCGCCAAGCGGCACCTGGACGCCGCGATGTTCATGCTCACCCCGCAGTCCCTGTTCCGGCACGGCATCCTCGATGACGACGGCCACGCCGATGCCAAGCACCACATGCACCAGATCAACCGGCACCGGCTGGCCGTGGAGGACATCGAGGACATCCAGGCCCGCAACGAGCGCACCGCCTCGATGGCCCGTGCCGAGCGCGGCGAGCCCGAGCCGATGGAGCCGTTCCACCGGCCGCCGCCCGAGTTCCTGACGGTCGGCCAGTCCGCCCACGGGACGTTCGTCGCATCCCAAGATCATTACGGGAATCGCGTAATGGATCTTGTCGGCCCGCACGGTTACGTCCACGGCTGGGTGCACGTCGGCCCCGCGCCGCCCGGCACCGACCCGGTGGCGCACCAGGCCGCGCACTGGTCGGAAATGCGTGATCACATGATCGCCCCGCCCGAGGAAGGCGGCCACGGGCTCGGCAAGGATGCGGTGGAGCAGGTGGGCTACGACACCCGGTCGATGACCGCCCTGCACCGGATGCAGCACGGGTCCGGCCGCTACCCCGGGCACACGCACCGGGACACTCCCGACGAACAGCGGGCCAAGGCCCGGCAGCAGCGCATCAGCCAGGGCCTGGAGCGGGCACCGGGTGGGCTGGCCAACAGCAGCCCGGCCATCCTGCTGTCCGCCCGGACCGCGATGCTTGAGCGCACGCCAGCGCCGCGGGGCAGGCCCGGTGGGCCAGGGCTCTACCGGGTCAAGGGGATGGGCCACACCGCCTACCTCCAGCAGGTGGTCAAGGCGCTGATCGAGAAGCGTGGCATGCGGCCGGACAAGGCGTATGCCATCGCCCGCGCCGCGATCCGCAAGTGGTCGGTGCGCAGCCGCCACCCCGAGGTCCGCGGCGCGGCCACCCGCGCCGAGGCGGGCGAGGTTGCCAGGCAAGCGAGGGCCAAGATGAGCCATGCCAACGACTGGACGGTGGCTGACGTCCTGATCGAGCTAGCCTGCGACGACCCGGGCGCGGTCATCGACCTGTTCAACCCCTACCACGCACCCACCGGCCAGTTCACCACGGCCAGCGGCGCGGGCCAGGGCAAGCAACAGCAGGCCGCCCAGCGTGCCGACAAGCGCGGCGACCGGCAGCAGCGGGCACATCTGGTCCGGCAGATCGCCAGCCTGCACCAGCAGATTGCCGCGCTGCGGGCGCAACTGCCTGGCAAGTCCCGGTCCAGCGCGCCGCGCAAGACCGGCGCGGGCGCGACCTCGGCCAAGCAGGCCGCGCAGGCCAAGGCCAGCGCCGCCAAGCCCGGGGCCGCAGGCAGCACCAAGGCCCGCAAGCCCGGGATGAGCGCGGCCACGATCCACGGCAAGATCGCCGCCCTGGAAGCCACGCTGCGCGCCGACATCGCGCAACTGAGGTCGCTCAAGTGACGTCGATGGCCGATGTGCTCGGCTACGGCTGGGCCGTTGACGATGAGATCGACCTGGGCAACCCCGCCTGGATGCACGAACTGCGCGGGCCGGACGGCGAGTGGATCGACACCCCGGCCAGCCTGCGGGCAGACCGCGGCGAGTATCCCCGTCCAGCGCCAGGCCCCGAGGGCAGCGTGGACCGCTACGTCGTGCCCGACCCGCGGCGGCTGATCGCCAAGTCCGGCACCCGCAACCCGGCCGACCACCCGTTCTGGCAGGCCCACCCGATCAGCCCGCAGAACATCATCGACGTCTACGACAAGGCCGATGAGGGCACCCGGGCGCAGGGCCGCCGCTGGTACTCCGCGGTCAGCGACTTCGCCGGGATGCTCGCCGGGGGCAACCGGGAAATGGGCGGCATCCTGCTGTCCACCTACTCCCCGCAGACCCGCTGGCCGATCAACATGATGAACGCCTACGAGTCGGTCCGCCGTGGCGATCCGGTCGGCCCTGGCGAGGGCGTCATGGTGTCCGCCGATCAGAAGGCCAAGGCCCAGAAGGCGATGGACGGCGGGTCCATCGAGGAACTGATGACCACGGCCAAGACGCACAGCTTCGGCCGCCTGATCGCCCGCGGTGACGACTCCCCCGACGACCCCTACGGGCACGTGGTGATCGACACGCACGCGGTCAACATCGCCGCAGGCGGCACGATCCGCGGGGCCAACTACGGCGAGGGCGCACCGATCGGGGACCAGCGCCAGCATGAGTACGTGGCCGACCAGTACCGCCAGGCCGCCAAGATCATCAGCGAGCGCGAGGGCGTGCTGATGAAGCCGCATGAGCTACAGGCGATCACCTGGCTGATGCAGGTCCAGGCCAACGAGGCCCGCGACCGCTGGCTGGCCGAGCACGGCGACCCGGGGCGGGGCAAGGAATCCAAGGCGCTGGCCAAGGGCCGGATCACCGGCCTGGAGAATGCCTGGAAAGCCTGGGAAGCCTATGCCGCGCAGCACGGCATCACCACGGTGCCCGGCGTGTCGGCCCCGCCGCCGCAAGAGCCCGGCCCGATAGCGATGTCCCAGCTAGCGCTGCTGGCTCAGATCATCGAACTGGTGGGCGGCGACTCGATGGCCGCCCAACTGCTGGAGCCACCCCCTTTCCCTGACGGCAGCCTGGCCGCCCAGGCGCTGGACCTGGCTTTCGATCCCCATGAGCCCCGGGACCGGCACGGCCGTTGGACCAAGGGCCTGCACCCGCTGGACCCGTACTACAACGAGCTTCCCGAGTCTGGCCACCGCGGCACGGTCCGCAGCAAGGGCACGTTCGGCTCAGCGGGCAGCGGACGCGAGCGCGAGGACGCCGGGCGGCTGGCTGCGCACCGCCGCGAGCAGGAGTACCAGCAGACCCTCGCCGCTAAGCAGGCCACTCGCACCTATCCCGAGATCGGGGAGGAAGGCGCACGCGGTGATAGCCGGGCGGTGACCTCGGCCGAGTTCCAGGCCCTGGCCCGCAAGGGCAACCAGTGGATCGACCAGGCCAAGAACCACCGAGCCCCGATCGTCGGGCTGGAGCCACCGGGCTGGGATGCCGTCAAGCAGCGGTCCTACGCCGAGGCCCGCAAGTCCTGGGGCGGCGAGACGATCGACACCGACACAGGCGAGCCGCTGCCGCAGGGCGCGGACCTGTATGCGATCAGCGTCAAGCCCCGCGGCATGTATACCGTCAGCATTCCCGAGGGCGCGAGCTACGAGCAGTTCAGCCGGGCGATGGACCGGGCCAAGGATCTGTTCCGCCCGGCGCTGGAGCGGCGCGGCTTCTACCTCGGCGTGTTCCACGACGATGACCAGGGCCGGATCGACATCGACCCGGTAGCCATCGTGGACAGCGTTGATCTGGTGGAGCAGGTCGGCGCGTACACCAGGGCCATCGGCGGCGCGTACCATTTCAAGAGCGGCAACGGCTTCTGGCCGCCGCACGTGACAGAAGGCGCAGGAATGGCAAACGACGACAACAGCACCCACTTTGAGCATGGGTATGCCCAGTGGCACACCCAGGCTGTCGCATGCCAGGAGCCCGAGCCTGACAGCGACACCGACGACTGAGCTTCCCACCTGCCTGTAAGTACACCTACGCTGATCCACTAACGGCGCGGACCCCGCTTTGCGTGCCGGTCATTTACTGACCGGAAGGCGCGGGCGGGATGGGCAACCCCCTCATTGACCTGGTTGGCCCCCACGGCTACACGCACGGCTGGGTGTACCACGGCACCGGCCGCCCTGGCAGCAAAGTCAGCAGCGCCACCCACACCCGGCGCATGTCCGCCTCGATCGCCAAGCGGTCCGGGGCCAGCACCCGGGTCGGCTCCCGGCTGACGATGAGCGAGGCGGCCAACCGGGCCAGCCAGAAGCTGTCCGGCCGCAGGGCGTCCGACTTCCAGCACCTGGCCGCCGCCCGGCTGCACTCCGCCGCCGCCCGGCAGGCCGGGCTGTCCGATGCCGCCAAGGCCCAC